GCAAAATGATCGTTTTCGAAAACGTCGTATTTTTCGCGCCGAAATCTTTGATGTCGTCGATCGCCATCGTCAACAAGGTGCTGAACGATTCGTTTATGTCAATACGTTGTTTCTCGACAAATAATTCGATCATGTGAATTGCGTTTTATAGGTTGCCCCGAAATCAACTTCAATCATCAAATTGATCAACCCGTCGACAATATGTTCCTTAAATTGGTAATTGTTGTCCGTGATTGTCACCGGATACAATTCGCCTTCATCTTCGACGAATACTTCGGGCGATGTGACCAATTGAGCAAGCCATTGATATTCGGCGTCGGATAGCCAATCGGTATTCAAACGCAACTTTTCCCGGAATCGTCCGGCGAATTGCGTCGTTTGTTTATACATGGTATAATTATTAAAAACCGATACCACGCCGGACGCGCTGACCCGGTACGCCAATTGTTTCCAGGACTTGCGTTCGATGTCAAACGATTTCCGTGAAACCTTATTGAACAACATCGTTTCATAACCGCCCCATTTGTTCATGAAATGGACAAAGTAATTTTTATACAATCCTTCGCATATGATGTTGACGACATAGGTTTTCGTACCTACTGCCACCGAATAGGTTGTCGTTGATGTTGTGAAATTGCCGGGATATTCGTCGTTGATTGCACCGGGCGAAATATTGATGATTTGCATTGTATTCGTCGCCGTTGGCGTGATCGTTTTCGTCCTTGTTGCGGTTCCGCCCGTTACAACGACATTGAACGACGACGACAATTCGGAATAATACGGAATGAAATAATTGCCACATGTGAACGGCAATTCGATTGTGACCGGGCGATCCGATGCGACATCGTCGTCGTAATTGGACAACGATTCGAAACCGGGATATCGTCCATTGTAGTAATTGAAAAAAACACGGGATGAATCGGTAAGTAAAACGGCCGATAATGTTGTTCCGTATTCCTCGCGTATTTTTACGACGCATGAAACGCGCCATTCACCCTCGCCCATTTCATCGGCCAACATGGAACCGCCGGCGTTTACGTTCAATGATTGAACGCAATATTCACGAATCACGGAACCCAAATCAATGATTCCCCGGCTTGTCGTTGGATGCGGAAAATATTTCCCGGTGAATACCTGGACGGAATTTATTTCAAGTTCAACGACATATTTGTAATTCGGATATGTTGTCGGGTTCGTTGCGTGTGCATCATATACAACGTAAACCAATGGATCGTTGACGCTTGAATATGTTGGCGGTGTTGATTCGAATGTCATTGCGTTAAATTATTAATTACATCAATTTTTATGGCGACGCCTAATTCGTTTTCCATATAAACCAAAAATTCATTGGTTGCATCACGCCAAAAATATTTCGGTTTGATACCTTGTCTTTTGATCATGTATGAAACCTGGACCGCCGCCGATGTCGTTGCATCCCTTAATTTTCTGCCCCTGGCTTCCCTGGATGTAACGGCTTGTTTGACATTCCGGGCCGATTTGCCTTCGCGCGCCATCCATGCTTTTATCGATTTGACCATTTCGCCTTCGGGATCGACGCCACGGGTTTTGAATGAAAACCGGGAATTCCGATTAACCGCCCATCCATTCACGCCCTCGTCCTGGTAACTCGCATAATAAGGCGCAACGATTCCGACCGAATAGGTTTGCCCGTCGAACTCGACGTTCGTCGGCTTGATCAAATCCATCAATTTGCCGGATGATACGACGTCTTTTTCCTCGATCTTTTGGGTGACAAGATCGACGTAATTCGCGGCCAATTGAATGATTGTATTGCTGACGTCGGAAAGTTTAACCGGTTCAAAGTTCGACGCATCTTCGCCCAATAGGTCGATAAACCCGTCGGCTAATGCTTCATGTTGAACTCTATTAAACGATGCCATTTATTTATTTATATGCTTTTGATATGATTGATAGGCTTTTAAATACGCAAGATCATTGAACGCCTGGACGACCGGCAAATCGAATGCCTGGTCCAATGTCAACCCTTCATGTTCGGCGACTTGCTTCGCTGAAAAAATCCATCCGTACTGATCGATAAATGGGTGCGGCTTGTCCGCCTTCATTGGTTCATCGGATTCATCTTCGATTTCATCCTTTTCAAATAAACCTTTGTACGAATTAATAAGTTCAGCAAATGAAAGGTAAAACCGCGTAACGTCTTGTAAAACATGGCGAACGTTTGTATTTAACAATATTTCGGATTTCGTTTTATGATCGCGTTTATTTTTCCATATCGACGCGCCGACCAAATGCATGGCGTCAATTTCGCCTTGTTTCATAAAATGTTGACATTCGATAAATTGACCCAATGTTATTTTGGTTGCATCGGTTTCGAACCGGAACAATGACCAAAACGGCTTTTTATCAATATTGTGAAATTTATTCGCGATCTTATTCGAATACTTTAAAAAGGTGCGTTTGTCCATGTTATCGACCTCGTCATATGTCATATTGAACATGTCCATAATGACCCACGCGATTTGCGCGATGTTGTCGTTTTCATCGTTATACAATGCCGCGGTCCTTTGATATTCTGCCAATGTCATTGTTTATATGTGGCCATTTTCGGCCGTTTGTTGCGGCATAAAAAAGGCCAGGATAAACATCCCGGCCGGTATATGTACTTATGAACAAAAATCAATAATCGTCGTCCGCGAATGAATATTCCCCGATCGCCTCGAATTGCGACAACTTATTCAATCCAACATACCGGACGGCGTCGATAGCGTGATTCAATACATCTTCGGGCGCGTTCAATGTTTTGCCCTCTCGATCCTTCGCCCATCGGTATTGCCTCAATTCTTTGATCAAATTCAATGAATTTTTGGTGACGCGCAATTCGTAACCCTGGAGCCGGTCGATTGATGCTTTGATCGAATCCGGTCCCTTCCGGGCGGCCTCGACATAAAACCCGGCGTTCATCAATTCAGCAATGGATTTCGGTTCGGCCGAATCCGCAACGATGCATTTCGTTGAATTGATCCCAAATTGTTTAAGGTAGTTCACAATTTCGGAATTCGTCAATTTCGTTTGATACAATAGTTCGTTGATGTAGATCATTCCATTGAACCGGTAAACCTCTACCAATGCCGTCGGATCATTTGTGAATCCCCAATCCAGGCCATACGCAATGAACTCCGCTTCGGCCGGTATCTTTTCGCATTGCTGCCAATTTTGGAAAACGACGCCGTCCAGGGAACCGATTTCACCCAACCCATAAACCCGGAACCAATTTCCCCAAAACGCGGACCCGGCGTCGGCCTTTTCCTTCGCTTTCAAAATAAAATTCAACGCCGATTCCGGACATGCTTCATTGTCCTGGTAATTGATGATAATGAAATCCACGTCCTCGTCGTTGATCAATTCGTCATGGAACCAAAACGGATTTGTCGGGTTCCAATCCAGGAAAACGCCTTTCTTTGTCCGGGATGCTAATTCGGTATAGGAATGAAACGACATGTTGTTGCACTCATTCATATACAACCAATCGCGACGCGCGCCCCTTAACTTTGCATCATTGTCCGCGCTGAAAAATTCGATTTGTGATCCGTTGGCAAAGGTATATTTGAAATCGGTTGCGTTCCAACGATCATCGAACCAACGGCCCGTTTCAAACATGATTTTTTTGAAATCCTTCATTGCGCCGCGTTTCAAATGTGGGATTGATTCGGCGACGATGGATATTTCGCTGAATGGATTTTTCGCGGCGATGTCAATCAATATAGGGATGATGGCATATGTCTTCCCGGCACTTGTCCCTCCTTGTATTCCGCGGACAAATTTTTTAAGGTCCCGGATTTTCTTTATTGCCGTCGTAAATCTAAACATTGCATTATTCGGAGAATAGCGGTTGTTCGATCATTGTTTGCGTCATGTCGATTGTTTCTGCCGGTTTGCCTTGCGACCTATTTAACAATGTATCAATTGAATACAATGAACCTTTCTCCAGGGATTTTTTTAATGCCGCCGCTATCGTCTTTTCCAAAATAGGCGATTCCTTGTTTTCGTATATTTGTTTCAATTGGTCGATTGTCATTGCCAACATGACGTTGATCGTTTCAATTACTTCGCTTTTGGTATATCCGATTTCCTTTAATTGCTTTACCAATTTTTTAGGTTTGCCCTTTGGATTCCCTGACTTTCCTTTTTCGAATGGCTTTGCGCCGACGGGTGTTATTCCTTTTTTAAATGGCATGTCCGTTCTTTTTAATTTTTAATGATGGATCAAGTTTGCGCATGCGATCCAAAATGACCTGGCAATACTTTGGGTCAAGTTCCATGCCGTAGCATTTGCGTTTAAGTTGGTGTGATGCCACCATTGTTGAACCAGAGCCTAAAAATAAATCAAGTATTATATGATTGATTAAACTACTATTATTTAATGCTTTTGATATTATTTCTATTGGTTTTGGTGTTGTATGCCCTTCTTCTCTTTTACTTTTTGCTATCCATATACTTTCTTGTTTTCTGTCTGAGTACCATTTATGAGTTCCATTATTGAACCAACCATATAAACAAGGTTCATGCTTTGATTGATAATCTGTTTGTGATAAAACAATACTTTCTTTTTCCCAAATAATCATACTTGAAAAATGGCAAAATTCTCTAAAAATTTTATGAAATATATCAGCACATCTATCACTATGAAAGCAATAAATAGAAGCCCCATTCTTAACATTTAACAAATAATTTTCAAATGCAGAATTTAATAAATCTTCTAAACCTTTTCTATCATCATTATTTATCCCCTTGTAATCTACTCCATAAGGCGGGTCAGTAAACACCATGTCTGCCTTTTGTCCATTCATCAACTTCGCAACCTGTTCGCTATCGGTTGAATCCCCACAAAGTAAACGATGCGGACCAATTTCAAAAAGATCGCCCGGAACAATATCCGTTTCGATTCCGGCGTCCGGTATTTCATAATCATCTTCTTCCGCTTCAAGTTCTTCGCTTTTGAAATCCGGAAGGTCCAATCCCCATTCCTCTAATTTCTCAACGTCCCAATCCGATTTCAATTCGTCCCAATTCCATTCGCCAAAACCGACATTATCCTTTATTAAAAATTGGGTCTTTTGTTCTTCGGTCCAATCGTCCGCCAGGATCACCGGCAACTCTTTCAATCCGACTTCCTTTGCCGCCTTCAATCGCATATTTCCACCCAATACGACAAGTTTTTTGTCGGTATCGGTGAAACAAATCAACGGCCTTTTCTCCAACATTTCCGGGAAATCATTTAAGGATTTAACAAGTTTTTTGAACTTTTCGTCCTTAATGACGCGCGGATTATTCGGATTTGGCTTTATTTCTGTTATTTTTCTGAATTGCATCCAATTTGCTTTTGTTTTCGAATACGAACCGGATCATTTCATTCACGCAAGGTTGACAACCGCGGAATGAAAATTCGGATGATGGATCGATCAGTTTTGAAAGGCGTTCGAACTCGATCAGTTCGGCTTCCGATGGGTGAACATCAACGCCGGCGACGATGCGATCGTAAAGAAATGTTTGTGATAGTACGTCCATTTTTTAAATTTTTAATATTGTTTTGCGAATCCCATTTCAACCATGTGGTAATTTACGACCATATCGTTGACAAATATTTTTACGATCGGTCGTCCGTATTTATCCAGGCCGGTTGATTGAATGAAATATTTTTGTCCTGGTTTGATCAATGTTTCCAAAAATTGTTTTGATTGTTTACCGGCTTCGGTATTTATTTCCGGCGCGTTTATTTCGGATAGGCGGCAATTGGCCGTCATTGTCATTCGGAAACCCAAATCGATTGTTAGGTTGATCGTATCGCCGTCGACGATTTTGTTTGCCGTTGCGAAATATTCGTAGTTCATAAATCCATATGTTTTTTAATTTCGATCCTAGCTTTTTTTATCGTTTTGCAAATGCCGGAAAACTCGATTCCGGTAATTGCTTCGATCTTTCGGTATGATCCATGTTCCGCATAAAGTTCCAACATTTTGGCATCATACCAATAAATTTTTTCCAACGGGATGTTAATCGTTTCCGGTGCCGGTTCATCCGGTACGTCGGAAAACGATTCTAATGGCGTTTCCTTGCCTTGTAATTTCCGAAATGAACTTCGTTCCCACCGAACCATATTAACGAGCATTTTAGCGACATATGCAACGAATTTGCCGCGTTCGTATAAATCCAGGATATCGGCTTCGGGTTTCAAAAGTAATTCCGTGAACACATGTTGTTTGACATCGTCGCGAATTTCCGCCGGTTGAATCCTTGAAAGGCAATCCCGAAGATCGTCCGAACGATACAATTGCTCGATGATTTGTTTTGCGTTCACGATGTTAAAATTAATTGTTTTTTTGATTTGAAATCAAAAACACCATATCCACGGCCAAAAAAATCAAATCCATCGGCTGAAACGTAGACGGGCAAAGGATTTCCACCAAAAACACCAAAAACACCACGGCTCTTTTGTATGCCTTTATATTCTCCACCTCTTTTATATAAGTAAGTAATTAAATTTTTATTCTTATATAAATCCGGTGGATATGGTGTATATCCTTTGTGGGCGCGGGTTTCCAATACACGAACGCGTGTTTTTCGGTGTATTTCTGCGTGTATTTTTGTATAAAATAATATCATTTTTTTAAAAAACAATTTGTGAAACTACTAATTTTAGCAGTCATTTTTTGGTGTACTTTCCATGATTCAAACGATTAAACAATGATGCGAATTCTTTATTTCGCATGGCCGTTTCGAATTTCCGCGCCGGAAGGTTGATCCGTTTGCATGTTTCGACGGCCTCTTTTTTTGTGAACTCGTCCGGCAATGCCTGGAAAAGATTATTCAATTCGGTAGGTAATCCCGTTTCTGCCACATCAAAAAGTTTACTGATCAAACGAATCGTTGTATCGGTATAGTATTTGTAAA